CGCTGACTTCAGCCCCGCATTCTCCGCAGCCAGCGCCGCGCACTTGGCTTCAAGTTCTTCATAATTCAGTTTCATGCTGGTGCTCCTGAACGTTGTGAAGCTATGGCTTTATGCTCGTCGATAATTTCCATGGCTTCTGCATGCGCCAATCCTTCGAGAGAGATGACGCCCGTGTCACTTATCCCGGCCAGGCTTATCAACTCAACAAGGCGGCGCGCTTTCTTAACGCTAATCTCCGGCGCTATAACGCTGCGGGTGACTTTCTTTTTCCCCCTGGCGGCAGCAGAAGCTTTATCCTTCTGAAGAACCTCACCGGCCTTCTCGCCGAACTCTTTTACGCGATCAACGGCAACATCTACGGACACGGTCCCGGATTTAACTTCTTTCTGAACGTCGTGGTTAGCTGTGCTGAGTAGCAGGAGCTTCTCGACAGTAGGAACAGACTTGTTGACCAGTTTTGCGATCTCGCTGGTGGTCTGATTGAAGGCGTTATGCAGCTCCTGAATAACTGCAGCCTGTTCCATATCGGATAGCGGGAGCTGGTTGTTACTTGTCATGATGCGCGCCAGGCGCTGAACATCGCTACCGTTGAACGGCATGATGTGGATGCGGTCTACGGGCTTTCCAGCTTCAGCACAGCGCGCATAGCAGCGGCGACGGCGGTGACCTTCAACAACCCACACTCCACCTTCATCACGAGCGATAACTTCCAGCGGTGGAACTGATCCGCCGTTCATCAGGTAGTTGAACAGGTCATCATCAGCCTGGCGGGTGCGTTCATCATCTTCACGCTTATTGAAACCTTCCCGCACATAGATTTGGTCAAGGCTGATAAACATCCCGGTATCGGTACGTTTGATGGTCCCGTCACGTGTCATTTGCTTGAATGAGTTAGCCATCAGAGAGCCACCTCGTTATTTTGGGAAATAACGACGGTAGACAACTCACGCAGTTCTCGCTGGGCTTCCAGTAAATGCATATTGGTTCTGCTCTTCGTGTGGCGTTCAACAATGCGGTCACACTCTTTGGCCCAGCTTGCGACATCTTCACGCAAGGTGACGTTCTGAGCAGCCAGTTCCTTACGCTGAGCCATCGCTTCACAAAGCGCGACGCTGGTATAGTCCAGGCGGTTAGCCAGTTCGGTCATAATTCCGCGATAAGCTGGCGGAAGGAGAGGGGCTGCCTTACGCGCTGCGTCGATCAGCTGCTCCCGGGTCATACGTGGTTGTAACTCGGTGACGTTCTGTGTGTTCGTCATGGATAGTTTCTCCGTGTTATGAGCGCTCTGCACAGCGCTGAATTTTGGTTGCACGAATCCCTCGCCGATTGGCGACAAAAAATAAAGGGGTTTCGTTTTAATAAGCACCCAACCAGGGCACTTAGTGAAACGGGCGGCTGCCACCGCCAGTTAGCTTCTCCACAATTGGAAGCGCGTTCTCCTGAGTTGATTTAACGACTACGGCCTCTCAAGTTGAACGCTGAACGCGCTTTCAGTTGTGTAAAAGGGGCGGTCGACATTAAGGACATTCAAAACTGCCGACCGCCAAGACTACACACAGCAATCAAAACCTTGCCTGTCTTTTCACCACATCAGGCTCGGTGGTATTCTTGGAGCTCTCACACAGCCAAGAAAAGGGAATGCAAATGACTAAAGAAGAAAAAGTTATTTATTTAATGCGTCTCGCGGTAGACACTCATAGTGCTTATCGTTCTGCACAAATCGCATCGGGAAGGGTATGAACGCAGACCATGACCCAATCGAAGCAATTGAAAAAATCTACAACAAGTACGAAGCACTACTCGACAAAAAACTCGCTGAGTGAGTTAGGCAGAGACTTATCAATAATCTCCATCACTACACGTAAGTTACTTGGAGTGGGCTTAAGTCCTCTGGATAAAAGCTCACTTTTCAAGACAACGAGAATTTGAGAACTTAAGACCAGAAGCTGCTCACCAGTAATAACTGACGCATCAAAAATTTTTTCATCCATTTCCAATCTCTTCTTTTAAATTCAGTTAAGCCAGATTTCCTCGTCTCTTCCGAGGTGTCACACCTGATCGCCACGCTGGTGGAACGTCTCTGGCTGTCGTACTTGCCTGGCTTGCACATTCCGGCTACCCGCTGGATCTGGATACTTGAAGGAATCCCCGGACCGCTGCGGCACATGTGCCATATGCCGTACTGCAACTGCTGCCTGTCTTTTCACCACATCAGGCTCGGTGGTATTCTTGGAGTTCTCACACAACCAAGATGGATATTACAAATGGACGAAGTTAAGTTCTCTTGCCCAGAATGCAGTGGCGAACTCTTCGATAGCACCGCGATACCTGAAGGCTCTGACAGTTTTGCGGGAGCTGTCTGTGGAAATTGTGGTCACGTTGTAACTGAAGACGAGAGCTCTCAGTTCGATGATCAGCTTGCCAATGATTACTTCGACAATCTCACCAGGAACCTTTTCGATTAATGGCAAGTAACGCTTGCTGACCGCCTCAACAACCTGCGTTTGAGCTTTCAAGGCGCTGCAATCTACATGCAGCGTCAATTCGACATAGCCACAGCTCTTACACTTATTGCTAATAGGCGCAAAGGTCTCGCCGGCTGGCAACTTAATCGTCTTTCTGTTTGCGCTTGTGCTCATACTTGCTACCCACAATGTTCGCTGCTGATGGATTTAATATTAGACATCTTACATTTTCAGTCAAGTTAAATTTGTAAGTTTACTTACTATTATTTTTTGAGCACTAAAAAGCCCGCGCGAAAGGCGGGCTTGTAAGGGGCGGGCTTGGTCTAAAGATCAATGATTATTTGCTTAACTATACCAATTAGATTGGTTTCTTGATTCACCTCAATGGGTTTGAACGCCGGATTTAGTGGAATCAGGTACGAAAAAGGGGGATCTATCGCTAATTTTTTTAAGGTTGCCTCACCGCCAGAAACCGTTTGAGCCACGACAATTTTACCGTTTGCTTCATCCACGAAGCCGAACTCGGGCTCAACAATTACAATAGAACCTTCAGGAATACTCAACTCCTTACTGGAAGTCATTGAATCCCCTTTAACCCTCAAAGCAAAAGCTGAATCGGAAAGCTTGCGAGTCGTTTTAACTTGCTCATTGCTTGGATTGCCAATTACTTCAGTCCAATTGCCAGCTTGCACCCAGGATATCAGAGGGACCTCTCTGGCAGACATTAAGTTGATGTTAATGCCATTTTCGATATCACCTGAACCAAAAACCAACCACTCCGGAGAACACTGAAGACACTTACACACCAGTATCAAGTTTTCACCAGAAAGTTTAGTTAAATCACTTTCCCACTGGGTCACAGCAGACGCGCTTACTCCGGCCCACTCAGCGACATCGCGCTGGGTAAGTTTTTTCTGCTTTCTTCTGAATCTCAGTCTGCTGCCAACGGTATCCATATAATCTCCTCGGAATGCACGTTAGCAATCTTACATTTTATTGACGTAAGCATGCTGTCCATATACGATGTAAGAATGCTAACTAATGAGGGTTCAAACCATGCATAAAGGGACAGTCGTCGACTACTACGGCGGCATTTCTAAAACCGCAGTTGCCTTAGGGGTAACTCACAGTGCCGTATGTCAATGGGGAGAGGTCATTCCAGAAAAACAGGCTCTTTACATCGAAAGAATTACAAACGGGAAGCTGAAATACGACGCCTCTCTCTACAGCAAATTTAACAATTCTCAACACAAGCAGTAACCACAGAAAAGAGGATATGACCGTGGGTATAGAACCTGAATGGAAAGTTGAGAAGCAGCCCGCCTGGCTGGTGGCCGCAATCAGGAAGACGATTGCCGCGTTGCCAGGAGGATACGCTGAAGCGGCGGAAATTCTGGACGAAACCCAGAATTCACTCTTTAACCGCCTTCGTGCTGGTGGCGACCAGATCTTTCCAATGGGCTGGGCAATGGTGCTTCAGAGAGCTGCTGGCGTAAGTTACATCGCTGACGCGTACTCTCGTGAAACTGATAACGGAATACACGTTCCCGGCGCCGTGCCTGATGATGAAAACGAAGAGATTGGCCTGAAGCTGGCCGAGCTGGTGGGGAGGCTTGGTGAGCTGGTTAATGCTTACCGTCATTACATTGAAGATGGTGTAGTTGACCGGAGCGAGTGGCAAAGTCTTAACGATATCGCATATCAGTTCAGGGTCACTCTCATGACGTTCCTGAACCTTATTTCCCGTGTTTATTGCCTCCCAGAAATGGGTGAGGCCCGCGAGTGTGCAGCTCCGGGCCCCTTGGCGTGTCGTATCAGTGGAGAAACTAACGCATGAACAGTGTAACGGTAAACAACCGTCTCCCGCAACTCCGTGGTATTCCCGTTGTTGGAACCTCGTCGTTTCGGTATGAGCGGATGGTATCAGGCCGCTGGGTTCCATGTAACCACAGCAGGGCTATGGCGATTGTGGGTGTCTGGCGTCGGAAGGGGAGAGCGCTATGCGAGAACTTAACCGGCGTTTCAGAGATCACTATGGCGTCCCGGTGCGGGTCATCAGATGGGAGCCCGAGACCCGACGCGTTATATACCTCCGCGAAGGGTACGATCATGAGTGCTTCAGCCCTCTTGAGCAATTCCAGCGTAAATTTACAGAGTTAAAGGACGACCATGAGCAGAATCTTTGACATCGTCCAGTCAATGTCAGGCCAGAAGAACGTCATTGTTCTTCCCAGGCCGTACCTGCTGTTCTTTAAAGAAGACCAGCAGGCTCATGCGCTGGCAGCAGTTCTTAATAACCTCGTATTCTGGTCAGCATTTGGGGATGAAGACGGCTGGTTCTATAAAACTCACAAGGAGCTTGGAGCTGAGGCGGGCGAATTAACTGAAGACCAGACAGAGCGGCTGGTTAAAAAGTTGGTAAACAAGTATCTGCCTGGCGTGATCGAGACGTGTTCTCGAAAGGTCAATGGCACGCCAACCAAGCATTATCGCATCGACGGCGATGCTCTAATCTCATTAATCTTTCCAGAAAATAACGATTCCGCAAAAGTACGAAATGGAAAACGTGAAGATGCGGAATCAAAACCGCGAAGCTGCGTTTCTCAATCCGCGAATAACAGGAATCTTGGTAGCCGCGAAAGTACGGAATCCTATCTCTATACAGACTTTAATACAGAGTTAAACAAGCAGACTAATAAACCTATTTGTCCGGTTGCGCCGCAACCAGACCGTGATGTGTTGATCACCGATCAGGCTAAACAGGTTTTAACCCATCTGAACCAGGTGACCAGTTCGCGTTATCAGGTTTCAACAACCTCGCTGCAAAACATTCGCGCCCGAATCGGGGAGGGCTTCACCGTTGAAGATCTGTCGCTGGTGGTGGACTACTGCAACGCCAAGTGGAGCGACGATTTAACAATGGCGGCCTACCTGCGCCCGCAGACACTTTTCCAGCCAACCAAGTTTCCAGCTTACCTGAAGTCCGCTACCAACTGGGCGAATGCCGGAAGGCCAGCGCGTGTTAACGGGAAGTGGGAGCGTGAGGATGGAATCTTCAAATCCAGCTTCAAGAACACCGACTACAGTAAAGTCCCGGCGGGCTTCAGAGGAGCGAACTCATGAGTCTTCTGAAAGATATTCAAATTTTCATCGCCGCTAATCCTGGCTTAACGAACAAAGAGATTGCGGCATCAATGCCACAGTACGACGTTCATGCTGTTCAGCGCGGTGTATGCCATCTGGTCAAACTGAATCGCGCAACCCGCCAGCATAACGGCAAGTGCTACCAGTATTTTGCCAAAGCACCGGGTGGCGAGGTTGGCGAGGGGCGTTCTGCACTGAAAATCAACCGGGCTGATAAACCAGCTGTACCAGAACAGGAAGAAGCTCTGAATCCGGCTGTGACCACAATGATGGATAAGGCTCAAGGCCTGTTTGAAAAAGGGCTCTACCAGCGTGCAGCCACAGTTCTGATGGATGCCTTCAACCGCTCTAAGAACGAAGAGCAGCGGATGAAGATACTTATTGAGCGTCAGCGTTGCCTGAGCATGGCGCCGAAAGTTAAAGCACCCTCTGATGCATGGTGTCTGGCTGGCCGAGCGAGGAATGTCTGATGAAATATTCACTGATTTATGCCGACCCTGCGTGGGAATACGGGAACACCATCAGCAATGGCGCTGCAAATAACCATTACGGCACGATGAAGCTTATCGACATGAAGCGCCTCGCGGTTTGGGACCTGGCTGCCGATGATGCAGTTCTGGCTATGTGGTTTACCGGAACCCACACCCGAGAAGCTATCGAGCTGGCTGAAGCTTGGGGCTTTAAAGTTCGCACGATGAAGGGCTTTACCTGGGTGAAGTTCAACCCACTGGCAGAGCAGCATATCAACAAAGCACTTCAGGCAGGCCGTGTGGAGGATTTTTACGACTTCCTTGACCTGCTGAACGCACAGACACGCATGAACGGCGGGAATTACACCCGAGCCAATACCGAAGACCTGCTAATCGCCACCAGGGGAAATGGACTGGAACGCAAGTGCGCCAGCATCAAGCAGGTTATCTACAGTCCACTCGGTGAGCACAGCCAGAAGCCGGCAGAGGCGCGTTTCCGTCTGGAGAAGCTTTACGGTGACGTCCCACGCATCGAACTATTCAGCCGTTGCGGTGCGCCTGGCTGGGACCACTGGGGAAATCAATCTGAATCACCAGCTGTTGAGCTTATACCGGCAGTTGCCGTTCCCATGAAAAAACCTCAGGAGAGCGCCGCATGAAAAAGCTATCTACCGAGCATGAAAATGCTGTGCGTGATGTAGCCCGTCAATGTAACGATGCCATCAAAAAAGCCCTAAAGCAGAAGCCAAAGCCAAGCTGGAATGTCGTAGTGCCTCCGATCCTGAAGGAGTACCACGAGAAGGTTAAACCGATGGGCGTAAGCCTGGTGATGTTCAATAGCGTAATCGGACGCCTGAACGGGCGTTATGGAGTCGAGTCATGATCGAATTAACGCCGCGTCAGAATGAAGTGTTCGAAGCTATCAAGCTTCATATCGAAAAGGCTGGCTTCCCACCTACGATGCTGGAGCTTGCCGGATTAATTGGCTGCGCATCACCGAACGCTGCTGTAGCGCACGTGAAGTCACTTAAGAAAAAGGGTTACATCACTGTTGCTCCTGGCGCAGCCAGGGGCATTACCGTCGTCAAAACGGAATGGGAAGCAGATCCAGTGACGATCATCAAAGACCTGCTATCCGATGGAGATAAGGCCAGAGATAACGCTGTTGAATGGCTGAAAAAACAGGGAGTGACGTTATGAAACTGGTGCTCCCGTTCCCACCGAGCGTAAACACATACTGGCGAGCCCCAAACAAGGGGCCGTTAAAAGGCCGCCATCTTATCAGCGAGAAGGGCAGGGCATACCAGAGCGCGGCATGTGCAGCGATCATTGAGCAACTGCGTTGCTTACCAAAACCATCATCATCACCAGCTGCGGTGGAGATCCTTCTCTTTCCGCCAGATGCCCGCCGCCGCGACATCGACAACTACAACAAGGCGTTGTTTGACGCGCTCACGCACGCAGGCATTTGGGAGGATGACAGCCAGGTGCAGAGAATGCTGGTGGAATGGGGACCTAAAGTACATGGCGGAAGGGTAGAAATATCGATAACCAGGCATCAACCAACAATGGGGGGAATTGGGTGAGAGCCATACTGACGCCTGAAATTGCGCCGATGTCTGGGGTGGTTCTGTTCCGCCCTGGTACCGAACTACTCTGGCTATTCCGTCAGGGAAGGGTAGTTATTGAGCCACCATCCGAAGCCATACAGCATCTGCCATCTGGATTAATCCCTGAAGCCCACCAGCCCCTGACTGACGATGCCAATATGCAGGCTATTTTCGTTAACGAGAGGGTCATTCAGCGAGCCGGTGGATTGAGTAGCCTTGATGCCTGGCTGGAGAGAAAATTTGAATGCCAGTGGCCTCACACTGACTGGCATGCCAGTGACTTTACGGTAATGCGCCACGCTCCGGGGAGCATTCGTCTTTGCTGGTCGTGTGATAACCATTTACGTGAGCAAACCACTGAAAGACTGGCAGGAATTGCCATGCAGAACCTGGTAAAATGGCTGCTGGAAAGGGTAAATATTGATTTAGGTTTCAGCCCTGACCACACTCTTTCGCTTCCTGAGTTCTGCTGGTGGATGGTACGTAATGATCTGGCTGACCTTGTTCCTGAATCGGTGGCGAGTAAAGCACTCAGAATCAGGCCAGAACAGCACAGTTCAGTGATGAGGGAAAGCGACATTGTCCCGTCATTACCGGCTACGCAAATCTTTCAGGAGAAGGCAAAAAAGATAGTGGCGGTGAAGGTCGATCCTGAAACGCCGGAATCTTTCATGCTGAGGCCAAAGCGCCGACGCTGGGAAAATGAGAAGTACACCCGCTGGGTGAAGTCGCAGCAGTGCTGTTGCTGTAATAACCCGGCAGACGACCCCCACCACCTGATAGGCCACGGGCAGGGTGGAATGGGTACCAAAGCGCATGACCTGTTTGTGATACCGCTGTGCAGAGCGCATCACGACGAGTTGCACGCTGATCCTGTGGCATTTGAAGCGAAATACGGCGACCAGTTGGAGCTGTTGTTTCGGTTTTTAGATCGTGCGCTGGAAATCGGCGTACTGGCGTAAGTGGAGACGCTCATGGACCTCGATAACGTTGTTAAATTTTTTGCCCCGAAGGGAATGCATATTTCCGACAGTGTGCGCGCTACTGCCAGCGAACAGCTGACGGTGACTGATGTTATGGCTGCGCTGGGCATGACACAGGCAGACGCCGGAATTGGTCTTGCCATGTATCTGGGCAAGGCAGGTGTAAGCAAGCAGGACAGAGACGCCTCGATTAACTGGCTTGCTGAATATGCCAAACAATCCGCGCCTTTTGCAGTACGCCGTCTCGCCGGAAAGAAATTCCCTCTCTGCATGCTTATCCTCGCTAAGTTCGCCTATAACGACTATGCATCGTCAGCCGCTGATTTATCCGATTGCCCAAAATGCAACGGTAAAGGTCTTATTGAAAAAGTCGGTACGGTCACCAAAAGCCATTACACAATGAGAATTCCTCAGTGGGCAAAAGACCTTGGACAGTCGCCATCTTCTTTCGAAAAGAAGCGGGAGGTGAAGAACGTGGAGCAATCACTCTGCGCAAAATGCAACGGTACCGGGAAAATAAGTAAGCGCTGCCAGTGTGGAGGAACAGGAAAGACACTGGACCGTAAAGCAACGGAGCTGCAAGGCTTACCTGTTTATAAGCAATGCAAGCGCTGCGAAGGGCGCGGCTACAGCAGACCAAAATCATCTGTTGCTTACCGTGGAATATTCTCTGAACTTCCAAGCCTTCCTGATCGCACCTGGCGCTACAGCTGGAAGCCATTCTACGAAATGCTTGTTTCTCGCTGCTTTCAGGAAGAGAGTTTTTCAAACACCCAACTGAAAAAAGTCACAAGAAACGATAATTTGACGGATATCGCGTAATTTAACGTCACGTTTCTTGCAATGTTGCCGTTTTTGATGTAATTTGACACTAACGATGGGCTTTGTATGTCCACGGTTAGAAAGAAAATATAAAAAACCTCGCTACGGCGGGGTTTTGTTGTTTCTAAGGGCTGCCAAATGGCGGCCTTTTTTGTTTCCCCTCGTTCTGAGAGGACTCACGGCAATAAGAGGGGGCTAAATGTCCGATCCTGTTTCTGGCACTACGGTAGCGGCTGGTGGTCTGATGGGGGCCAGCATGTTCGGCCTGGCAACCGGCATTGATTATGGTGTGGTGTTTGGCGCATTCGCTGGTGCAGTGTTCTATGTCGCTACGGCGGTTAATATCAGCCGCCTTAAGCTGGTGGGCTACTTCATCACCTCATTCATCTTCGGCGTTATTGGCGCTCCACTTCTTGGCTCTTACTTCTCCAAATGGACGGGGTATAGCGACAGGCCACTTGATGCGCTGGGCGCGGTAATCGTAGCCGCTATTGCGATTAAGCTGCTGACGTTCGTCAACAGCCAGGATTTGGGTAGCCTGTTTGGAATTCTCTCTCGTTTACGTGGAGGAGGGACCAGCAATGGTAACAAGTGATCCGAGTGCAATGGCGAATGCCATCATCTGCGGGGTGATCGTTCTTGCCCTCATGTTCTACCAGCGTGGAGGGGCGAGACATCGTCCACTGATATCGTTGATGGCTTATTTCACGGTGCTGGTGTACGCCAGTATCCCTTTCCGTTACCTGTTCGGCCTGTACCATGAATCACACTGGTTTGTGGTGCTGGTCAACGTCCTTATATGCGCCGCCGTTCTCTGGGCTCGGGGAAACGTAGCGCGCCTGGTTGATGCACTGAGGCACTAATGAACCAAACACAATTTCAGAGGGCGGCTGGTATCAGCGCCGGGTTAGCTGCGCGCTGGTTTCCGCATATCGACGCCGCTATGAAGGAATACGGCATTACCGCACCGCTTGATCAGGCCATGTTCATTGCCCAGATGGGGCATGAAAGCACCAGATTTACCCGACTGGTGGAAAACCTGAATTATGCGGCAGAAAACCTGGTGCCGACGTTCGGCAGCCACCGCATCACGCAACAGCAGGCCGCCGCACTTGGCAGAACGGCAACGCAACCGGCAAACCAGAAAGCGATCGCCAATCTGGTATACGGTGGTGAGTGGGGAAAAGAACACCTTGGCAATCAGGTTGCCGGTGATGGCTGGAAATATCGCGGTCGTGGGCTGAAACAGATTACCGGCCTGAGCAACTATCGCAGTTGTGGCCAGGCGTTGAAACTGGACCTTGTTACCCACCCGGAGTTGCTTGAAGAGGATGAATACGCCGCGCGCTCAGCTGCCTGGTTTTATGCCTCCCGCGGTTGCCTGCTCCATTCCGGCGATGTTGAGCGCGTTACGCTGCTTATCAATGGCGGCAGAAACGGGCTGGATAAACGCCGCACGCTGTTTAACCTGGCGAAATCCGTTCTGGTGTGAGGTGAATGTGGGTATCGAAACGATAATCGGGCTGGCCGCATTGATAATTTCCGCTATCGCCGGTGCCTTTGGCCTGGGCCATATTCGCGGCACCAACAAAGCGGAAGCGAAAGCCGACCAGCAGCGCACCGAAGATAACGCAGCGGCAACGGTCGCAGCAGCCGAACGCCGGATAGATGCAACGAAAGAGGCCAGCAATGTACAGCAGACTGTTAACCATATGCCTGGCGACGATGTTGATCGCGAGCTGCGTGACAACTGGACCCGTAAGGGTTGAGGTAGTGGACACGGCTTGCGACTGGGTTAAACCCATCTACGGCATAGCGCACGACTGGGATGTGCTGGACCGCCAGACGAAGAAAGACATCCTGGCGCATAACAAAGCGTGGCAGGCGAACTGCCAGAATGAGAAAATCAACTTGAAGTAGTAAAGCGGAAAGACAGCGGCCGAAAGGCAATGCAGCAGTCTTGTTGCTGCCCTGATTCGCCATTATGCGAGCATGTGTAGTGACGGGTTAAGGCCTTATATCAAAACAAGCTCCGGTAGAGCAGCGCGAACGCCAGACGCGCACCGGTTATAAGCGGCGATGAAGCGACAGCAACTCAAGGGCATGAGCGTGGCCACTCCGGGAAGTGGTGAGGCATTTAAATGCAGCCTAGATAATTAGAATGGGAATGTTTTATGAAAAACTTATTCAGTACATCAGATGAAATGCTAATGAAACGATCGTCTAATGTTAAAAGAGAAGAGCTGCTTGAGATTTGCAACCGATTCGTATGCTTCTCGTTTGTTAAGCCGGGTGCAACCCCGGCATCGGATGCTAATTTAAAGGAGCAATCGGGTCTGTCTTCGAATTCGCAGCGAATTGAATTAATCCAATCATAGTTGCACGAATCTTATCAAACTCTCTGGTTTTAACTACCTCGGTCATAGCTGCTGTAACGTCGACATTTGAAGAGCAAAATCCTTCTTTTGTCGGAATCGAAATCTGAACGGTCATCCCATTTGCAATTGAACTGCTTAAAACACGTAAAGGCTCTGGATCAAGCAATGTAGTAACTTGACCATCATTTACTGGCTGAAAGCACAGAGCTTTGCCATCGAAGCGAATAAGAACACCACAACGATCAGGCCTCATTTCCGGACCGATACCTAAAACTCTCCATCCGCAGTACCACGTACGACATAGAGATGGGCGATCGTTATAAATCGAACATCCGCCCTGTGCTTTAAGATGCTGACATGGCACTCCAGCAAATTTTTTAAGCTCTGGCTCTTCGATTCTCAGGGATTTACAACAAACAGAACATGAACCACATTTTCTATCTTTGATTAGCAATTTTTCCAGACTCATTTCCCATGCCTCCTTTTTGAGGTGTCACTCAACAAAATGAACAAAGATAATTTTGTAATTTGATACTTACTGGCATTGCTGGCGGCTATTGCTGGAGTATAAAGCGCATCGCACGCGCACATCAAAGAAAGTCTTTCAGCTGTGAGCCTGGGCAAACCGATAACTTTCGGCGGCTTTGCCGTGCGACAGGCTCACGTCTAAAAGGAAAATCTAATGCAGGTCACTATTGATGGTGTCCCGTTTGTGCCTGCCTGCGCTTCAGCGTCACGGATTGGCATTGCCATTACTACCCACAACCGGTCAGACGTTTTAAACCGCGCCATTGAGCAGCACAATAAACATCTGCCCGCCGGGGCGCTGGTGGTGGTTATCGACGACGGCTCTAAGCCTGTCGCAGTAGTACCTGACTGCGTGCAGCTGCTTCGCCATGAAACATCACTCGGCATTGTTGCATCGAAGAACGCCAGTTTAACCGCGCTGATGGACGCCGGGTGTGAGCATCTATTCCTTTGGGACGATGACGCCTGGCCCATCGCTGATAACTGGCACCTGCCATACATCGAATCACCAGAACCGCACCTGGCTTACCAGTTTCTCGATCTTGCTGGCACGAACAAGCTGAATGACCTTTCTGTGCTTTACCGTGACGATCAGCATGTGGCTTACACCGGGCAGCGCGGCGTGATGCTTTATTACCACCGTAGCGCTATCGAGAAGGTTGGCGGTTTCGATCCGGTTTACGGTCGCGGCATGTACGAACACAGTGACCTCGCCCTGCGCATCCATAATGCTGGCTTGACGACGTGGGCTTACAGTGATGTGGTCGGTTCAGAAAAGCTGATCCATTCTCTCGATGAGCATGAAGCCGTGGAGCGTTCGGTACCGCGCCCCGACAGACAGGCGCTGGTGGAACGTAACGTGAAGATCCACAACGAACGGCGTGATGCCGGTTTTACTGGTTACGTTGAATACCGCCAGCAGCGTGACTTGGTAATCACAACGCTGCTCACCAGTCAGCCTGACCCGCAGCGCGGCACAAAAATGGTGGCCTCGCCTGACATGCTGAGCAAATGGGCGGCCTCGCTTCGTCAGTGTGGTCGTATAGCGCTGGTGGATGAATTACTGACGGCCCCAGCAGATGTTGAGCTATGTCGCGTTCCTGACGTGAAGATGAATGTCTACTTTCGTCGCTGGCTGCACATCTGGCAGCATCTTCGAGATCATCCTGAATATCGGTTCGTCTGGTGTACCGATGGTACCGATGTCGAAATGCTTCGCGCGCCGTGGGAAGAAATGGAGGCAGGGAAGGTGTACGTCGGTTCTGAACCAAAGACCTACGTCGATATCTGGGCAAAGCAGAATCACCCGGAGCGCATCTATCAGGAGTTCATAGAAGCGCACCGAAACGATGTGATGCTTAACGCTGGGCTGCTGGGTGGTACCCGCGCTGATGTTATGGCGTTCGCCCACGGAATCATTCGCCTTTACTACCGGATCGAGAGTTATCGTTTCTGGAAGAAAGAACAGGCTGGCGCCGCAGTGGGGGACATGCTCGCGTTCGGCATTGTCGCGCAGTCATTCGCTGACAGGCTGGTCACCGGCCCTCAGGTACATACCGTTTTCAAAACTGAGGGCATCGGTAAGGAGGCCGCGTGGTGGAAACACAAGTGAAGTATGTTGTGGCTGGTCACCACTCAAGGATAGATCATGCGCTATGCCTCGCTATGAGGCTGGATGCTCATCTGCTGATTGACTACGGTAATCACGGCGCTAACTGGAATCATCGGCGTGCGCTTGAGTGGGCAGCAGAGCAAACATGCCGGGTGGTAGTGTTGGAAGATGACGCGCTGCCGGTACATGGATTCTCCGAAAAGGTAACTGACTGGCTGGTTCGTTTCCCTGACGACATGCTGAGCTTTTATCTCGGTACCGGGCGGCCTCCACAGTATCAAATGCAGATTGCTGAGCGGCTAATCGTGGCTGATAAGACACGCGCTGATTACATCACGCTGTCGAGACTCATTCATGGCGTTTGCTATAGCGTCCCGCCTGAGCATGTGCAGCGCGTGCTATCCCGCTGGGATAACAGCAAGCCCGCCGATTACGCTGTGGGTGATGCATGGGGTGGCTCAGTGATCTATCCGTCTTACTCGCTGGTGGACCATGCTGACGGCGAACCGGTTGAGTGTCACCCTGACTCAGCGCCACGCACAGAACGCCGCCGGGCGTGGAGGTTAGCCTGATGCCTGCGTTAATACCGAGAGCATGCCGCAAGCGTGGCTGCCCTGGAACAACTACAGACCGCTCAGGCTATTGTCCCAAGCACCTTAATGAAGGCTGGCAGCAGCATCAGCGAGGACAGAGCAGGCATCAGCGAGGTTATGGCAGCAAGTGGGACAGGCTGCGCCCAATCGTTCTCGACAGAGATAAACACCTTTGTCAGGAATGCCTGCGAAATGGAAGGTATACACCCGCTGAGACGGTGGACCACATCACCGCCAAAGCAAATGGGGGGACCGATGACCTGTCCAACCTCGAAAGCCTCTGCAAGCCTTGCCACAGGGCGAAGACAGCAGTTGAAAGACTCAAATGACATCAATTCTCATTTGAATCGACCGAGGGGGAGGGCGGGTTGAAAGTTCAGGAACGACGCGCCAAAGGACCGCCGCCTAACCTCTTTTCACATCGCCGCAGGTTAGAAAACTTTTTTATGGGGTCCCCCACTCGATGATTAATAGGAGTTTTCGATTATGTCTGGACCACCGAAAACCCCGACCCATCTACGTTTGGTGAGGGGGAACCCATCTAAACGCCCGATCAATGAGAACGAACCAAAACCCCCTTCAGGGGTACCCCCAACGCCGAAGCATTTCGACAAGCAGGGGAAATACTGGTTTAAACGGATGGCCGACGAGCTTGATGCTATCGGTGTGATGTCTCAGCTGGACGCCAGAGCCCTTGAACTGCTGGTTGAGGCTTATACCGAATACCGGCATCACTGCGACACGCTTGAAGTTGAGGGCTATACCTACCGGACCGAAACGCAGAGCGGGGATGTGCTGATCAAGGCTCACCCCGCCGCCATCATGAAAGCTGATGCCTGGAAACGTCTGCGCGCCATGCTTGGTGAGTTCGGCATGACGCCAGCCAGCCGCACGAAAGTGAATGCAAAAGGTCCTGATGCGGTTGACCCGCTGGCCGAGTTTATGAAAGCGAGGGATTAATGGCGAAGGTTGCAGAAGGCATCCGCTACGCCGAGAGGGTGGTTGCGGGGGAGATTATTGCCTGTGAGTATGTGCGCCTTGCCTGCCAGCGTTTTCTTGACGATCTGGCACACGGCGAAGAGCGCGGTATTTTCTTCAGTGAACCGCGCGCGCAGCACATTCTGAATTTCTATAATTTTGTACCTCACGTAAAAGGCGCACTGGCAGGGCAGCCTATTGAGCTGATGGACTGGCACGTTTTCATCCTGATTAATATTTTTGGTTTCGTGATCCCGCTGGTTAACGAAGAAACGGGAGAAACCGTTTTGCGTAACGACGGCAGCGGTCGTCCAGTAATGGTTCGGCGCTTCCGGACAGCAGATGTTGAGGTGGCTCGTAAAAATGCCAAATCAACGCTTTGCTCTGGCGTGGGGCTTTATATGGCTGGCGCCGACGGCGAGGGCGGTGCGGAGGTTTATTCCGCTGCAACCACCCGAGACCAGGCACGAATTGTTTTTGAAGACGCGAAGAATATGGTCAAGAAGGCGAAAGCCACTCTTGGGCGGATCTTCGAATTCAACAAGCTCGCTATCTACCAGGAGCAAACGGCCTCCAAATTCGAGCCTTTATCATCAGATGCGAACAACCTCGACGGCCTGAACATCCACTGTGCCATCGTCGACGAGCTGCATGCTCACAAAACCCGTGACGTTTGGGACGTTCTGGAGACGGCCACCGGCGCGCGCCTGCAATCGCTGCTTTTCGGTATCACCACCGCCGGCTTCAACAAAGAAGGTATCTGTTACGAACTACGCGATTACGCAATCAAGGTCCTGCGCGGCCTGGTTAAAGACGATACGTTTTTTGCCATCATCTACACCTTAGATGAAGGTGACGATCCCTTTGATGAAAAAGTCTGGCAGAAGGCGAATCCGGGGCTGGGTATCTGTAAGCGCTGGGATGACCTGCGCCGCCTGGCTAAAAAGGCGAAAGAGCAGGTTTCGGCCAGAATCAACTTTTTCACTAAGCACATGAATATCTGGGTTACCGCTGAGTCAGCTTGGATGGACATGATGAAATGGGAGAAATGCGAGTTTATCGCCCCGCAGCACGAACTTAAAACCTATCCCTCCTGGGTGGGCGTTGACCTGTCAAACAAAATTGATATCTGTGCGGCCGCTAAAGTCTGGCGCGCGCCAGATGGCCACGTTCATGCGGATTTCAAATTCTGGCTACCGGAAGGACGCCTTGAGAAATGTTCACGCCAGATGGCAGAGCTCTATCGTAAGTGGGCCGGGATGGACAAGCTGATCCTTACCGACGGTGATGTAATCGACCATGCTCAGATTAAGGAAGAGCTACAGTTGTGGGTTGCTGGTGAGAGCCTGAAAGAAATTGGCTTCGATCCGTGGAGTGCGACGCAGTTCAGCCTTGCGCTGGCAGAAGAAGGATTGCCGCTGGTGGAAGTGCCGCAGACGGTTCGCAATTTCTCTGAGGCGATGAAAGAGGTCGAAGCGCTGGTATACGGTGGCCGCTTCCATCACAGCGATCACCCGGTGATGAACTGGATGATGTCTAACGTAACCGTCAAACCGGACCGGAACGAGAACATTTTCCCGAATAAGTCCACACCAGAGGCCAAGATTGATGGCCCTGCGGCCTTGTTCACAGCAATGAGCCGCGTTCTGGTTAACGGTGGCAACGACCAGCAGGATCTCTCCGGATTCTTCAATAATCCCATCATGGTAGGTTTCTGATGAAAAAAAACAAACGGCCAGGCAGGGTTAAAAGTGCTCTGCTTAACTGGCTTGGTGTGCCTATCAGCCTGACTACCGGCACATTCTGGGAGGAATGGTTTGGTACCAGCAGCAGCGGAAAGGTGGTAACGGCCGATAAAGCCATCCAGCTATCGGCTGTGTGGGCATGTGTAAGACTGTTAAGCGAGTCTATTTCAACCCTTCCGCTGAAAATATACGTTCGACAGCCTGACGGTTCGCGTAAAGCGGCAACCGATCATCCGGCCTATTCGATACTGTGCCGCCGACCCAATTCAGAAATGACACCATCACGATTTATGTTGATGGTGGTCGCCAGTATTTGCCTGCGCGGGAACGCCTTCATTGAGAAGAAATTCATCGCAAACCGCCTGGTTTCTCTGGTGCCTTTGCTGCCGCAGAACATGGTGGTTAAACGTCTCACGACCGGGGCGCTGGAATACAAATACACTGAAAACGGTAACGAGCGCGTCATTCCCGTCAAAAACATCATGCACATTCGCGGGTTCGGTCTTGACGGTGTTTGCGGCATGATGCCGATGAAAACAGGGCGGGATGTGATCGGTTCTGCAATGGCGGTTGAGGAGTCTGCCGCGAAGATTTTTGAACAGGGGCTTCAGAGTTCAGGTTTTCTCTCCGCTGAGGGTGCGCTGGATCACGAACAACGTGAAAGACTTCGCAGCTACATGGCTGCATTTACCGGTTCAAAAAACGCCGGGAAAATCATGGTGCTTGAAGGCGGATTGAAGTACCAGGGCGTCACCATGAATCCCGAAGACGCCCAGATGCTGGAAAGCCGCTCTTTCAGTATTGAGGAAATCTGCCGCTGGTTTCGCGTTCCGCCTTTCATGGTCGGTCACACCACGAAGCAAAGCAGCTGGGCATCCAGTCTGGAGGGCATGAACCTCCAGTTCCTGACGCACACCCTGCGACCCCTGTTGGTGAACATAGAACAGGAAATAGGACGGTGCCTGCTGGACAGCGATGATGAGGTGTTCGCGGAGTTCTCTGTAGAAGGTCTGCTGCGCGCCGACAGCGCGGGCCGTGCTGCGTACTATACCAGCGCGCTCCAGAATGGGTGGATGTCCCGCAATGACGTGCGCCGTCTTGAGAATATGCCACCGATTGAAGGGGGTGACATTTACACCGTTCAGCTCAACCTGACGCAACTGAAAAATCTCGAAAGCAGCAATCCTGCTGTTCAGGCTCTGGCCCTGAGAGAACTGCATAACCACGTATTCCCCGATATTTCCTTTGAACAATCTCCGCTGAAACAGGCCGCTTAGGAGCACTTCCTGATGAGCAAAAAACAACTTCCGGTAGCACCGGCGGGTCGCCCCTGCGCGCGGGTCACCTGTGAAACATTACCGTCCGCACTGGACCGCTGGGACGGCGGGATCAAAGCTGCGGCCACCGACGACAACAGTATTTCTGTTTTTGATGTGATCGGGCAGGACTACTGGGGTGAAGGCGTAACAGCCAAACGTATCGCCGGTGCGCTTCGGGCGATGAATGGCGCCGACGTCACGGTCAATATTAACTCCCCTGGCGGTGACATGTTCGAAGGCCTGGCCATCTACAACCTTCTGCGTGAATACGAAGGCCGTGTGACTGTGAAGGTGCTCGGTATTGCCGCCAGCGCCGCCTCGGTCATTGCGATGGCCGGGGATGAAATTCAGATCGGCCGTGGTGCCTTCCTGATGATCCACAACTGCTGGGTCTACGCGATGGGTAACCGCCATGACTTTGCGGAACTGGCACAGTCTCTTGAGCCGTTCGATACCGCTATGGCAGACATCTACGCGGCGCGTTCCGGCCTTGATATGGCAGCCGTTCAGAAACTGATGGACGCCGAGAGTTATATCGGTGGCAGTGACGCTGTGGCGAAGGGACTGGCAGACAGCCTGCTTTCTGCTGATGCAGTCAGTGATGGCGATGAATCACCCGCGGCCGCGCTTCGAAAACTTGATGCGCTGCTGGCTAAAACCAACACCCCGCGCTCTGAGCGCAGAAAACTCATTAAAGCCTTATCCGGTGGCATGCCTGGCGCTGTCACCACCAACGACGGTACGCCGGGCGCTGCCGAAGATATCAAACCTGAAACCCTCAATTCACTTGAAAGCGCTCTTGCGGCGTTAGTCAAATAAGGACCCTTTATGTCTGAAGTAAACGAAATTCTGAAAAAAGTCACTGCCAGCATTGAAGAGGCAACCGGCAAATTCAACGCGAAAGCAGAAGACGCACTCAAAGAGGCGCAGAAGTCAGGCAGGCTGTCAGAAGAAACAAAAGCTGCCGTTGATAAAATGGCTTCTGAGTTCAATGCGCTGCGTGAAGCTGAAAAAACCCTGAAGGCCGCAATGGGCGAACTGGAGCAACATGTTGCCCAGATGCCGCTGGCAAACGCGAAACAGGTTGTCGAGTCCGTTGGCCACCAGGTGATCTCCGCTGAAGCCCTGAAAACCTTTGCTTCCAGCGTGGAAGGCGGTAAGCGCATCAGCATCCCGGTTAAGGCTGCCCTGACTTCGGTGGATGTGCCTGATGGTGTTGTGGAGCCACAGCGCCTGCCGGGTATTGATACGGCGCCGAAACAGCGCCTGTTCATCCGCGATCTGATTGCTCCAGGCCGTACGTCCTCCTCAGCTATTTTCTGGGTGCAGCAGACAGGCTTTACCAATAACGCGAAAGTGGTTCCTGAAAATACGCAGAAACCATACAGCGAAATTGAGTTCACGCCGAAAATCACTGGCGTCAGCACCATTGCCCACCTGTTCAAAGCCTCAAAGCAGATCCTGGATGACTTCGCACAGTTGCAGTCCACCGTTGATGCCGAAATGCGCTACGGGCTGAAGTATGCAGAAGAGCAGGAAATTCTCTTCGGTGACGGTACCGGCGTTCATCTGCACGGCATCGTTCCTCAGGCGTCAGCGTTCAATCCGGCGTTCACTGTCGAACAGCAGAGCGGGATTGACGATCTGCGACTGGCAATGTTGCAGGCACAGCTGGCACGCTTCCCGGCATCTGGTCATGTTCTTCACTTCATTGACTGGGCGCGGATCGAGCTGACCAAAGACAGCCTGGGTCGTTACATTCTGGCGAACCCTGCGGCGCTGACTGGTCCGACTCTGTGGGGCCTGCCAGTTGTTGCAACGGAAGCGGCAGCCTTCCAGGGTAAATTCCTGACCGGTGCATTTAACGCTGGCGCGCAAATCTTCGACCGCGAAGATGCGAACGTGGTTATCTCCACGGAGAACGCCGACGACTTCGAGAAAAACATGATCACCATCCGTTGCGAAGAACGTCTGGCGCTGGCCGTCAAACGCCCTGAAGCGTTCGTGTATGGCTCTTTCAGCACTGGCTCAGGTAGCTGATAAAAACTGCGGCCTTCGGGCCGCTTTCACAGGTGGGAAAATGAAACTGATCGCACTCAAACCGATTTATTTCGGCGGTACCGTCGTTACTGAGGGGCTTCCGCTGGAAACTCTGGAACAGCACGGTCGCGAGCTCATCAAAAAAGGCTATGCGATGCTCGATGAATCAGAAAATCCTGCTGAGCAGGAACAGCAGCAGGAACAGGATCAGCACGGTCATGGACGGTTCTCCCCGGCC